GCCCCGGCCGTTCCCACAGCGCCGTAGCCGCCGCCACCGCCGCCAGCATTGGCGGCAGGCGCATAGTTACTGCCGTCGTTTCCTTGGCTACCTGTGCCAGAACCCGACGTGGTCTTGGTCGTGCCGCCTCCTGAGCCACCACCAGACCCGCCAGTCTGACCAGCCTCGTTGTTCTGTCCACCACGGCCACCCGCCGTAGCGGTGACCCCCAAAGCCACACTGTCCTCAGAGGCAGTCTGGTTGTTGCCCTTACCGCCGATGCCGACAGTGATCGTGTACGGGCTGGAAGCCACATCGACGGTTACGCCTGTCCCCGTCTGCACGCCTCCCGCACCGCCAGCAGCGCCATAGTTGCCGCCACCACCGCCGCCTGCGACGATCAGATAATCCACATCAGCCGTACCAGCAGACACAACAAACTTGCCGTCCCCACGGAACGTATGAACCCTGTATGTCGTACCAGAATCGACGTACTGCGTGATGATCCCACCGAACGCCGTCATGCCAGCAGCGCCGCTACCAGCGGCACCAAACATTGCGGCCTTAGCCGCACCAAGAGGCATCAGCCCATATCCAAACCAGCGGAGAAGCCGTACCAGGTGGTACCAGCGTCAACAGTCATAAATGTCAACACATCCACACCAGAGGTCGTAAGCGTCGGAGCAGTTGAACCAGCCCAATCAACCGAAGCGGGCCAGTTCACTGTCTGAGAACCACCATTGGTGAGAATCAGAGTGAATGAACACGACTTGCCTGAAATAGATGGATTGCTGAACGTAAACGTGTTCGTTGAAGTGTCAACCGTCGCCGTTTGGACATTGCCCAGAGCAATGTCCAAATCTTGTGTGCCGCCGCCAGTTCCGCCAATAGCGTTGACCGATTCGGCGTAATCAATGAACTCTGGCGTTTCGATGAGGTTGTCACCCATCGTGATCTTCGCGTCAGTGAACTCCAACGCCTTGTCACTGGCATCCCACAACATGAGATCGCCGCTAGTACCGCTATGGAAAGAAACATCAACTCCCGTGCCGTCAGTTCCCATGTCAACGGCAGCGTCAATCGACAGATTTACGGTAGCCGACCCGCTGGTCGCCCCTCCCCCGATGTTCGTTCCCGCCACCACGGCGGTTATGTCACCAGTCGTAGGCGCAGCCCAGATCAGACCCGTCGCCTCGCCCGAATCGGCAGTCAGAACGTAAGTGTCCGTACCCACCGCCAAACGGGATACCGCATCAGCGGCGGTGGCCGCGACGATGTCGCCCTTGGCGTTCACAATGTCGATCTGCACCACCCCTGGAGTGGTATTGACGAACGATTCGATGTCGTCGAAGTTGGTGTTCATGTCGGCAGCCACAATCGTGGTGCCAGCCGAAAAAGAGTTAGTTACCGCCAGGGTGCCCATTTATCGCAATCTCCTTGGTACGTATGTGAAGGCAAGAGCATTCACTTCCCATACATTGTTTGTGCCCGTTGGGCCTGAAACCTTCATACTCACTGCCCTTGCTGTCCCAAGGGTCGGCAAGTTTTTCACATCTGCCACCAAGTCTTTAGCCACAGCGTCCCAAGTGGCATAGTACGCAGACGATGAATCGGCGTCATCCCACTTGGCTGTATCCCACACCGATGCCGAAGTTCGGCCCGTTATAGAAACATCAAACGATGCGGCTTCCTCAGCCTTGTCGTAGTCCTTGTAAACCGTTATCGGCAATGTCATCGACGCATCAGCCAGCACAACCATGCGTGGCTTCCCCCAACGCTTCTTCACAATCGGGTTGCGTCCCGCAACCCACCTTGTAGTGAAATACGACGAAATGTGAACCTCTGTGGAACCGACGTACCTGTCGGTGACGCGATTCTGGTCATCTTCAACGTCAACGAGGATGCCTGTGTTGGCGACACACCCTGCGTACACGGTGGATGCGGACCCAGGGGGGCGGTAAGTGTGCAACGGGCCAGCGTCGATGTCGGTTGACACCCACGCCCCGTAATCGCCCAACGTCGGATCGTAAATCAAAGTACGGCGAGCCGTAGACCCATTCTCAGTCCAATCAATCGACACGAACAGTTTGTTGTTGCCCCAAGCCAACTGCGGGTTTGAACTAAACGAGATCCGTACGTCGTCAATAGCGGGAACCAACTTGGCGAACAACCAAATGAACCGTTCGCCGTCAAACAGGTACACACCTTCGGTGCCATACCAGAAATACACGCCGTGAGGGGTAGACACAGGCGACGACAAAGCAACCGAACCAACATCGTTGGTCAACGTCACCACCTGGAACGAATCGGAATCCCACCCGTAAACAGCGTGGACACTGTTTTCTTTGAACACCAACAGGCGGTCACCGTGAGGAACAAGGGCGGTTATGGCGTCGCCATGTTCACCTATGTCGATGTCCACGTAGTCGTTAGCGGTCCACTTCTCAGGATCATTAGAGTTCGACCAACGCACCCGCGACCTGTAGGCCGTGGCCGACTCGTACGTGTGAGCCACCCAGGCAAAGTTGTTCCAGAAGGCAACGTATTTGGCTTGCGGCATGTTGCCAGCCGACCCGTCCAGTGTCGTCCCCAAATCGGCATCAGTGCTGCCATCCCACTTGAACGACACCTTGTCGTAAGAAACACCGTAAGCAACATTGTTCATTGTCATCCCGTACACGCGGGTGCCGTCGGTGCGGGCCGTAATGTTTGTCAACTCGGTGAAGTTTGAAGAGGCGCTGTACCCCACCTTTGTCCCGTAGTTGACCATGACCTGGTTCGTGCCCGAATCGGTATGGAACCCCCAGATGCCTTTGATGTCGTCGCTCAACGCCGTCGTGTTTCTACGGTCAACGCCGTCGCGTTGACGGATGCCGCCCCTGGGGTCGACAACCACGTTCAACAGGTCAGGTGACTCGTTTTCCGCGAGGTTGAACTGGTCGGAACGAAAGTTCAGCCCACCGCTGAACGATTCCAATACTTCCATCTTGAAAGCACGTTGCTGCGTGCCGCCCAGAGGGGGCGCTATCGCTACTCCCATGAATATCGCAGGCGGTCAGCGAGAACAGTGCGTGCCCCACCGAACCCGCCCCGCGAGTTCAACACAATCGGCTGCGGTGCAGGCATGTCGTCGTAGCGTGCCCGCAAGTTGTCGAGTTCCTGGTTGAAAATAGCGAAATACTGTCCCGCCATTTGGGGATCTTCTTGCTGCTCGTAGGCCCTCGCCACCCCATAGGTGGCGATCTGCATGTGGAACGGTTCAGGAAGATCAGATGGCTCTGTCGCATCCGAAGAACCCGCCCCGAAAGCCGTCGGTTTCTTGTAGCCACGTACGTTCACCGTGTATGTCGCATCAGGAATCGGGTGGAGGCGTACAGAGTCCGCCCAGAAAGACCAGTGCCACGGCTGACCCGTCGTGTTGACATCCAACGGGTACGACCCGTCGGCATCGTCACGGCCAATGAAACCTAAAACGTGGTCATCGGTTCTAAGTGCCGCTATTTCACGCAAACCCGTTGTGACCGATGCGCCAACGGTTGCCAGCGAGTAATCCTTTGTAGATGACGATGTGCTAAAAGTTGTCGCCACCTCATAAAAAGGCCAACGTTTCTCAGAATAAACGATTACGTCGTAGCCCTCCCCCAGGAACCTGTTCAACGTGTCGTCTGAAATGTCAGCCGAATCTATGTCAACAACGCTGCGCACATACGAACGCATCGTAGAAATGTCCACTACGTCACCAATCGGGCATGAAACATGCAGATGTCGGTTCCCTCAACAGGGCGTGCCTTACACGGCACGCCTGCTACCGTCAACTCTCGACATGTCATCCCAGGTGCCTTGGCGGCATGGGTTGGAGTCGGGTTGATTCGGGCCAAGTTGCGGTCACGGCCAACGGAGTGACGTTCAGAACGAACCTCACGCACATTGCCCGAAGGTTGCCCCGCAGGGCGACCCTTCAATCCGTAACTAATGGCGAAATCGCGTGCCATAACAGCCTCCTAGAGAACATGAGGGGCGGGGACGGCGGTTGGCCGATGGGGGAAGGGAGAACACGCCGCCCCCGCCGATTATGTGGATCAGGTGGCCCCGTATAGGTAACCTTGGCGTGCCCTGTTGGAGCAGGTCAGGTTTCCGTATGACAGGATCTGTGAGTACACAGCGTCCTGATTAGTGGGACGCACGAACGGTGTCGGCTTGAACCAGACATCGCTGTGACCAACCAGTTGCAGGTACTTGGTGTTCAGGAACATCATTTCGCCACTGGTGCAAGCCCCGTCAAATGTGACGGGTGCGCCCTTGAACATGAGGTTCTGAAAGCCAGCGTCAGCCACATCGGTATCGGTGTACCGAATCTGGTCTGTCAGCGTGGCCTCGTAAGCCTCGTACAAAGCCTGCGTGGTGATGATGATGTTCGGCTGATCGTTGCCGACCGAAACGTCATTGTACAATGTTGCCATTGCGGCAGAAGTGAGCGCACCGCCCTGGTTTGT